NTGCATTAGCAAGCGTCCATTTCATGCTTTTATCCGTTGCACTAGTACTTGTTCCACTACTGAACACTATGCTACTTTCCGTATGTCCTTGCATCTCATAGAAATCTGCTTCACCGCCATCATCAAGCAATATGTCAACTGTTCCTGTTAGTCCTTCATGTCCTTCATAACATGCCGTGGGTGTACTACTACCTATAATGGGTACACGTTCCACGTTATTGTTAATCTCAAGACTGAATCCGCCTACGCCTGGTACCCAACTACCACTTCGTGTACAAACTGCGCCCTGAAATGTTTCAAAAGTAGTACCACAAGCAGTGCTATCTGTATGACCCACATAATTGCTGCTAGTTGTCGCACAAGATTTACCTACGATTTCCGCACTGCAACGTATTCTTGTTTCCTCTGGTGTCAATGTCCAACGGTTAATCATACCGCCGAGTAGGGCAAATGTTCCATCTGATTGTGTATGTACATAGAAAGTCAATGGTGTAAGATTACCTGTGCTCCTGTAGTTTGCATAGTATTCAATGCTTTTGTTCAATGGATGAGCTGTAGCATGCCGCTGCAGGAAATAATCAAATGTCAATGTGTATTCTTCTGCTCCATATACCGTGCCCTGTCCTTCATAGCTGTTGATGCTGAATACTATTTCACCATTGTTTCGTCCTACTAGGTTTACGTTTTCAACACCATCACTTGGTCTGTAAAGCTGTTGACTACTAGGTTCTGTTCCACGTGTTGATTCTGCACAGTATTCCAGGTTCATTCCTGTGTTTCTTGGTGTTGCTACCATATTATCATCACTCCTGTTTAAGCCTGTTTAACATAAAGTGGTGTGTAATATGTTGTTCCAGCACTATCGATAAATTCTAAAGCTGCATCGCACACCAGAGAAAAACCATCTCCTGATGTTACCGTGTTGTTACCTGCTGTTGCTACACTTGTTGATGCTGTACTTACCAGTCCTTTGACGTATTTGACTTTCAGCTGCGTAAAATATTGATCTTCTTTACTTGGATTCGCCATCCTTATTTTCCTCCCTATAAGACTATATTTGTCTATCCTCGAAAAGGTTTAGTTTGCTTTTTTACAGACTACCTCTATCACTCGTCTGTAAATATTCGGTGTTTCACTATCGAAACTTATTGGGATGCTTTTAGCTTCCGCGTTATCCCAGCTTTTACCAGTTGCGCTAGCGTTCGTCCGAATAGTTGTCTCAAAAGTATGCAAAACACTATTGATAAATGTGGCATGAGTGTTCCTAAGCCATTTATCATTCACCGGAATAACCAGATCACAATCTACCACTACTTCATGTTCCGTAGTGCTGAATCCTACGTTTAGGTCTTCCAGGTAGGCTCGTGGTGGTTTCAGCCATATTATACCAACGTATTTGCTACCGTAATCATTAGCCTCTTTTTCCTCATTATCCTCCACAATTAGGAGTTTAATGTAAACAGTGCTACTACTACCGTAACGGCTAGCTGCTCCTATACGGCTATTGGTAAATAAGCCGATAAGGTCACTCCGAGGGTCAAACATCTAAAGAAGTGTCCCCCGGTAGTACCAACAGGCGACACAGTTACCCGCTGTAGTCCCACCGAAAGCCATCAAGAATTCAGGGCTTACCAGTGGACATTTACCATCTGCACCTGCTGCCATTTCCGCGTGAACTTCTGCCTCTGTGCCATATGCTGTTACCAGGTAGCCACTGTTCCATGCTGTTGTCGTTGTGCTTACTGCCATAGTTTTTTTTCACACTCCTTTTATTGTGCTATCTTGAAGTTGATTAAGCAGATCTTGGTATTTGTTCATATACTGGTCTGGGTCTTGCATGATTATTTTTTTGTTAGCCATGATGTCCGCTGCGCTTACACTTGTACCTGCTTTTAGGCTGTGCATTACAAAGTCACATGCAAGCCAAGTTGTCAAATTCTCCAATTGTTGTTTTGATATATTTCTATGGCAACTATAGTAATCTACTTTCACTGTCTCCGCACTAGATGGTATCGCTGTGCTACCATCACTTTGGTAGATAGTGACTATGCCATATGTTGCACTGCTCACAGAAATACTAGCGATTTGTTCCGTATAATTTGTGTCCAGCCATTTCGCTGTAATATCGTTACTGTCAACTGTGAAATCATAATTACTATCCATAACCGGATAACCAAATGTCTGATATTTCGTATTGGTACCATTCCAACTATTACCTGTATCAGGGTTGTTACCAATGGTTTCATCATAATGATAAGTAAACAATGTATCTTTGATTTGTTCCTGTGCCATCCGAATGTGTTCCTCTATCTGCCGATCGTCTAGTATTTCTTCTGGTTCTATACCCATAGTGTCCCGTATTTTCTGAGGTAAACTCCACATACTATTTTCAACTCCAAAAAGAAACAAAAATAAGAGACAAATATATGTCTCTTTAAGTGTAGAATGCGCAACTTGCTTTCTCTTGCAATACTGTTGCTCCGCACTTTACACCCAGGCAGAATTCCCATTCACCAGTTTCCCATCTGTCTTTGAATTTGATATTTGCGTCTTTGGCTACAACCATTCCTTCGAAGAAATTACGATCTATCATTATGCCTACATCATTTGCGCTACTGTCATCTGGCATATAGGTTTCCAGATGGAAATCTACTCCCAAGTATCGGGGTAGTATTCCTTCTATGATAGCACTGTTCTGACTGCCATATTGCGCTGCGTTGGTAAACTGGCTTGAATTGAATAGGTCACTGTAGAGTGCTGCCGGTAAGAATGCATCTGTTGGTTTGTAGAGATCAGCTATGATTGCATCAAAACCTGCTTGCAAATTGTCAACAGTTAATTCCGTAGCATAGTCCACTGTGTTATCATTACAGTATTCAAGTGCATTACCTGCTACATTCCAGTCTCCGTCACTTTGTATATCTTCGTTATCCATTTTGCTGTATGCCATCCATGCGAGTTTCCATGCTGCATATATCCCTAGTTGCTTACGTATATCTGCCTCTAGGTTAATGTTGTCAACTTCATCTAATGTCTCGTATGCTACTGGTATCATTGTTCTGTATTCCACTGGGTCAATCGTTGTAGTATCATAATCAAGTGGATGTTCACTGCTACGTGCATCGCTTATACCAGTTGCCCATAAACCAGTTGCTCGTGTTACGCTGCTTTTCCAGAATAGTTGTTTTTTGTTCGCACGTCGTAGTTGTCCACCTTTTTGTATAATTGGAACGATAGCGGTTTTCTCTATTCCTTCTTGAATGATTTCATTTGCCCATTCGCTGATAGGATCGAGAGTGCCACTGTCAGTCCAGTCGGATTGCAGGCTGCCTCCTGTTCCACGTACTTTAAATTCTTCCTCCGTCATTTTTATCTTCCTCTTTTTAATAGTTCTAATACTCTAACTCCGACATTGTCGGATTGTTCATTTACATTTTTCTTTGTCACTGGTTTGTTAAGAGCCGTTTTAAGTTCATCGTTTTCTTTCTCAAGTTTACTTACTTGGTTTTTCAACTCCTCAAGTTGTTTCTCGATGTTGGCTCGTAGTTCTCCGCAATTCACTAGCTTACTTTGAAGAGCCTTTATTTTAGCGGATTCCGCTTTTTCAGGCTCATTCTCTTTTTCAGGTTCACCTTCGGGTTCTGCCTCTGGTTCTTTTTTGGGTTCTTCCTTTGGTTTTTCTCCCTCTGGTTCTTCCTTTGTTTCGTCTTCTTTTTCATCGTCAGTCATTTTTCCGACCTCTTTTTTCTCATTTGTAAATGTTACATTTTCAAAATTCCAATTTACTGTTGTTTCTGGTTGTATTGGATATAATTTTAATTCTTTGCAATTACAAGATTGTGGTGTATATTCTAATGGTGATTGTTCATCAAGATTCGGATCAACAGGTTCATCATCACCATTATCATCACGGGATTGTTCCAATATAATACCGCAACCATCATCAGAGCTACATGCACCACGCCATACAGTCGCAGCACCCAAGAAACGATAACCTACCTCAACCTCTATCATATCCTCGTCACCAATACCATGTTTAGCGTAATCCGTACCCTCTGGGAGTTCACTCGCGGGCATATCCTCACATTCAGCAAAACATTCAATGCTTACATTAGGCGTATAACCCGTCCTTTTACAAGCATCAATAAAAGACTTCCACCGATTGTATCCACCGAATTTCTCATCTGGATAAATATGTATAATCATCTGTTTGGTCTTATTTTTATATTCAGTGTTTTCATGTACACCTACAAGGCTATCAATTGTTCGTGCATGGTCAAGGTTATGGAATTTCCCATCCATAGTTTTATGATCACGTTTAAGTGCTGATGCAAGTGCGAATTCTGCTTTGCCACCGAATCCTTTTTTTCCCTCATTCCAAAACTGGTCTCCGATTACTGCTACAGCAGTATAACTATCCCCTGTATCTCTTGTTTTGGTTTTAACTGGTTTAACACTATCCATTATCAAATTTGCTGTCATATGTTTATGTTTCATTGTTTTTCCACTAGCTGCTTCGAAACTGCCACCTCTACCACTGCAATGGTTACGAGCTGCTGATTCTGTCCAACTACCCTTTGGATAACGAAGTGCTTGTATCTCGCTTTTACCTTGTTTAATGCCATAGATTACATCTATGCATTTCCCATCATGTTTCTGCTCACAGTTTTTACGTGCGAAACGAGTATACTGTCCTGGTTGTTTAAGTCTACAGCTATGTTCATTAGGAAATGGCATCTTGTTCATCCTCCTCTGCTTCTTTTATTATAAGTGGTAAAAGATACTTTTTTCGTTTAATTCTGGTTTTTTTACCAGTGTCTTTGTTTATCATATTTTTTTTTCCCCTCAATAATCCTTTCCTCTACCATAGCTTTCTGCATATCATCAACCATCAAATATTCACTCTCACTAAGAACACCATCTGGTATCTTACCCCCGACCTGTTCCTTATGCGTCTGGTCTTTCAAAGATTCCCAAATGTTGAAATAGAAATCCTTTGGATGTTTAGCTTTCAAATATGGCATGAGTTCATCTTTAGCCATAAGCAGATGATAGAGCATATAATCGCCTATGTCACGATAGGCACTATCTGTATAATAAAAAAATAATCCTAACTCAACAGGTGTCTGCACCATCCAACGATACCGATTACCGCTTTTGAAACCATCCAGGTCATGTCGTTGCAGGTCAATAGTAGGTATTGTCGACATTAGTATATCATGCATTTTTTTTACAACTGGGTTACCCGCGTTTTTAAGTGTGTCATGGACAGTTTCTTTTTTGTGTTTCTTGTAGAAGAAATCAAATGCTTTAAGCATATGTACAATTTTCTTTTTTTCCAGATTGTAATCTTTGACACTTTGGCTACCTTTCGAGTTCATGTTTCACCATTTGTAAAATTTTAGGTTTGTTTTTACGTGCTGCAGGACGCAAATATGGTGTATATCCATAATGTGGTAGGTCTGGTCTGCCGAATTCTTGCGCTGCAGCATAAACAACGCTACTTCCTATGTATCGTATAAGTGGTTGCCGTATTGTATCAATGCTGTTCCGTAGACGACCAGTATCTACTCGTACTAGTCTTTTAGCATCTACCTCTATAAGCATTGCACCTTGGTCAAGTATGTGTTCTATTTTGTCTTGTGATACTACGTTTTTAAGCCGTTGTTGTAGTTTCTCTGTTCCCAAAATTCTTATATTCATCATATGATTCGTCGTGCTCCTGCTATTTTTTGTGCGGGGCTAAGACTACCGCGTTGTAGGTTTTGTTGTAACCATTCTTGCATAGTTCGTCTGTCGCCTTCTTTGCGGGCATGTCTTAGTCGGTCTTTCCGGGTGGCTTTCCATCTTCCTTCGCCTAGTTTCTCTGGTACACCAGCGGGTGATATTCGCCCGGTTTCCATCCAATAAGGTCTAACCATGTTATTTACTCAGGTAAAATTTATATATCGGTTTTTATAGCTACGTATCATATCTGCCGTTGACTATTCTTATCCAACACCTGCTGCCAAGTCGGATAATTCCGTATCTTATTCTCCAACTCCAGTTGCCGTTCCACACAAAGTTTATACTGAGTTTTTACCGCTTCGAAATCACGTTCAAACATACTTTGGTCAGCACTAAGTTTCTCCATAGCCTCTTTCTTAGATGCATGATAACTAAATGCCCATCCCCCCTTCGGAAATACACGGAACGGTACTGCTTCCGGATGTTTATTGTTAAACTCAATTACTTCACGAATTACCTGCAAAATACTTTCTTTTTCTTCCATCTGAGTAAAAAGCCCGTTTTCCTTGGTTCGCTCACCGAATAGTTCTTTGTTTAAATTTTCAAGATTCAAGTAATGTTCGGTTTTTTTCTGCTGTAACATATATTTGTTCCATATAGGAACAGGTTGTCTTTTATGTGCCATAAAAATCTATTTCCTTTCAGGGATAACAGGAAGTGTAGAACACCGACAGTTTGGATGCGCGGGAGGCAAAACACCTTTTCCTACAATGAATCTTTGACCATCATAACCCGCACAAATATCACAAGTACGCTCATCAAAAGCCGTAAGCCACTCATACTTACGTATTCCGACATCCTGATACTGTTTCTGCTTTGCCAAGTTATAACTATTAATTATCTCTGTCCTAGTGATGGTTTTCGCGCGTTTAATTCCCATATTTTTATTACCCTTTACATGTTTACGTAATTCATAAGCGATTTTGGTTGTACCCCATCCTTCCATCACGCCTTTACTGCAACTATACGTTATGGCTTTCTGCATAATCATTGTGCAGTCTTTGATACGGTTAAAGTTAATATCCTGCAAATATTCGAGTGCTTCCCAATCTAGGGGTGTCATACCGCTGCTTATTTCATAGAACGCTAGTTCTTTAATTGCCTTGTTTTTTCCCTTACGGTAACTCTGGCGTATGTTGCGTTCTATTACCCGTCGGCTTGGATTGGTTATTTCACGTGTGGTTTCAAATTCCAGCCATGTATCGAGGTCTTCTGCAAATGCCCGTTGTTTTTGTTCACGGATTACCCAACTGACAAGTATTGGTATTATTCGTTTCCCGAAACTACGATACAAACGCGCTATTTGTCGGCTGTATTGATGTCTAAGCATTGTTGTCTTTGTGGGGTCTATTTGCATTTCGTAATCGTTTTTCCTGTTCTATAAGTTCTTTTTTTCCACGTTCCCGCATATGTCTTGCTATTTCCAACTCTGCCTCTGTAGGTGGACGGATACCATTGGGTGGTGGAAGATTATCTTCTTCATCTTCCGGTTCTTCATCCCCTTCGTCGTTTTCTGGTTCATCAAGCTCCCCCTGTTCTGGTATATTAATATCCCATTCCCGCAACAATTGCCGTGCTTCAATAACGTCTACAATACCATGTTTGCTATACAACTCCCCGATTTCCTTCATAAGTTTAGTCTTATTCTCCACCTCTGTCTTCTCATCAACATAAAGTGGATTCCAATAAATCTCATAACGCCAGCTGTCACCAATCAACATCTGGAACATTTTATGATAAATCGGGCTAAGATGGATTTCTTGAATAGCTCGTATTGATTTATAATAATCCGCAAGTTCAACTTCAGAACCTGTTAGATGTCCCTTTTGCTCCCCAATCAAGAACATAAGTGGCATTTCAAGAGCTGCTGCGAGTTCCACATAGAAATGATACAGAGAAGCCTCCGGGTTAGGAGCATCAGGGTTATGAACATTGAACTGTGTATCTTTAAAACCTGCATAGCCGAATTTAATGTCTTTCCGTGCTACCTTTTGCAGATAACTATAGGCATCATCCACAGCTTTCCTATTGGTGTTATCAGCGGTGTTGATACTTATCCAGGGTTTACTAAACAATATAATGTTATCACCAAGGTATTTGGTTGCGTCGTTATCTGCTTTAATTGCCTGCCGTGCACTTTCTATAATGCTTGTGCTGAATGGGTTATCACCATCATAATAGAAACCTATAGGTTCAAGACGGCTACTGTGTATGTATTTGTATTTTTTCCCATCATACGTTATAGGGCGTGCGAGTTTCCAGTATTCTACCATTGTTTTTTCTTCGTTATATTTCCCGCCTGTTATGCTACCTGTAGCAACATATGATACATCTGTGAGTTTACCATTAAGTGGTTGATCTGGGTATTTGTTTCCCTGGCAGACCCATTCTATCCAACCGTTTTTACCACTCCATAGGCTATCGTAGATTGCTTTATGCATCTTGTATGTTATTTGTTTTTCTTTCAAAAATGTGGTGAGTGTGTTTTCTATGTCTTCTGGGATGTCTTCACCATCAACAGGACTGTCTAAATGGAATCCGTCAAATATGAGATCACGGCTTTTTTTACTGAAACCTTTACGTATGATGGGGTTGCTGTTTTTTATTTTCCTGTAATCATCAAGGCTTAGTTCTGTTGTGAAATCACTGAGCCAGTCCCATTGACTAAGCTTAAGTGGTATAAGCCGATCTACGTTCTTGTAAGGTGTGTTGTCTGTTGTTTTTCTGGCTTTAAAAATGTTCCAGTTTAATGCCATGTTGTTTTTCCCATCCTGTTTAGTTTAGTATGTTGTTTTCCATTACTATTATAAGGTTGACGTGTTCATCGCCGGTTCGTCCACCAAAGTTTATAATCATAAGTTTTTTAAGTACCATGAGGTTGTTATCTTTCACGATTTGTTGTTCATCTTTTGTTAGTTGCAGGTGTTCCAGGTTTATTTTTTCTACTTTCATGCTTTAGTACGTATTTTCCCGTTACGTATACTTGTGATTTTGTTAGTATCAGGCATTGTGGACGCCCAGTACTGGCGTATGTTGACGGTTTTTCCATCAGGGTCTCGGTCATAGAGGTAGATGGTTTCTCCAGGGTGTTGTTTCATGGTGTCGTATGCGTCGCCTTCGTTGATGCACATCCATCGTCCGTGTTCATGTTGATAAAAAGTATCAGACATTTTCAATCACTTTTTATTAAATAAGATAAATATAAATATGTGAGGATTGATGCTATTCCACCTATTGTTAAAATAATAACCTGTTCAATCATTTTTATCCCATCCTGATTATCTCAAATTTATAATTATGGTATAGATAATTTCATCATCTATTTGTTATATACTCCTACACTATCGCAAGTTTTCCCCTCATTGTTCAATACATATACTGCGTCATCTGTAATTATCCATCCAGTTTCATCGTTTTCATATGTCACTTTTATCAATGCCAAGTGTTTTGGTTTCTCATCTATAATTGAATAGTTTTCTATCCACATCTCGTTTTTGTTGTGTTTGTTGCTTGATCCTTTCAAATCTTCAAATACTTTTTGTGCATTTGTCCTATGTGTATATTCGTATTCTATAGCCTTTATTTTATCCAATACTAACCATTTTGATTTTAGTCCTTTTTTTATTTTCATCATCATATCTATCTACCTACCTTCTATCTATACCATAATTAATCTAAATTACCATTATGGTAATTATCCCATCCTGAAATAGAAATCAGCATCACCCTGACGGAGAGCCAACGCCAATGCCCAAAACAAATCCGCATGACCAATCTCCCCATCCCGACTACTATCAAAACGTAAATAATTAGATGGCGTATAAATACGTCTAATAGCCCTAATGGATGCTATGAGTTGAGGGTCATCAGGGAACTCAAGTTTACCCTCCTGCATGATCTTCTTAAGGTTACCGACCATTTCCTGCTTATTCTCATTGTTAAACGTGATACGCTCAATACGATGACCGGTTGCTATTTCCTCTGCTAGCATGTTGCCGATACCGCTTTCATCTATAACGAAATTACCGAAATGGTAATTATTCAAGATATAGTTGAAAAAGTTGAGTTGTTCTTTATATGGAACTTGTTTCATGGTTTTTTTAAATACAAGTCGATATTTATCTTCCGTTTGTTCAAGTGCTACAAAAGCGGTGAGGTCATGTTCACGTCCTATGTCCGCACCACCAATGTAGCTCTTGTCCTTTGTACACTCCCGATATTCCAATTCAGGGTTAATGCAACTCTGAATAAGTGTCATAGGAAACTCCTGCCCTTCCAAATCACTGAGGAACTGGTTGTTGTATTCCTGTTGAAACGCGTCCTCACCGATGGTTTGTTTAATTGAACCTATGTTCTCTGGTTTGAAATCAGGGCAGTCTTTCCAGTTTATGAGTAACCTATCCATCCCATTGTTTCCTGGTAGTTGTTTTTTGTTCCAGTACTGGTAGAAAAGATTTTGGTCTCCAAAGGGTGTACTGATATATCTAATATTTCCCCCTCTACTTGTGCTCGGTAGGAGGGCTTCGATAACTTCTTCATCAGTTTGGTTAGTGAAATGTGCAAACTCGTCGATATATATATCGTCTGCTTTGTACCCTCGTACGGTATTTGCACTATTAGGAAGACTGTGAATTTCCCCCCCTTCTGTGAATATAATACTTGTTTTAGTTTCTTCTTTAAGACGGATAGTGAAATCATTTCTCAAATGGTTTAAATGTTGGTATATATAATCCATCATATGTTTAGATTGCCTTAACGATGGGCTTATGATGAGTTCTGTTTTTTCATTAAAAATAGCTTGCAAAAGTGCCCAGCATGCAATGCTGTATGAAACACCGACTTGTCTGCTTTTATTAACAATTAACTCCCGTTTCTGGTTTTGGTAGATTTCCTGTTGATAGGGGTACATGTTTGGTATGAGTTGTTTTGCGATTTGTATAAGGCGTTCATTCGGAATCATTAGTATCTTTGTTTTCTAAATATTTTTTGAAAATCTCAATATCAATCTTACCTGTATGCTCCACTCGATGTGATTGTCTTATCCCCCATCGTTCCGGTCTACTACGCTCCAAGATCCATTCTTTATGTTTAAAACCGATTTCCTTAATAGCCTCTGTTTCAAAAGTGCCTTTCGCGCGCGTTATCGCGTTCAAGAAATCCCGGTATTTTCCTGTTTTCTGTTCCTGTCCTTTTTTTAGCCATAGGTAGAATGTGGTTTTTCCTATTCCACATGCCCTTGCTGATATGTAGTCGTAGTTTCCTGCTTGTATCCATTCGCAGATTTTGTTTTGTAGTTCTATATTAAGTTTGCAGTTTCTGCCCATCGTTCTAGTCTCTCTATCCTTTTTTCCAAGGTGTCTATTCGGTTTTTTAGTGTTTGGTTATCAGTGCGGAAGTTAAGCCATCTAAGTTTTTGTTTCTTGCTGTCTACCATGTTGCATGTACCATTGATAAAAATTGTATTCGTCTATTTCTTGCCATATACGGTTGTAGTATATCATAGTTTGGTGAACCAGAAATCGTTTTGTTCTTTATGTAGATAGTACGGTGGTGTTTCTATTTCCATGTAGTTTTCATATGGTGGTTGGTCATCTACGCTAACTAGGTATCCTTGTATCATATATGTGTTGTTGCTGATTCCTATGATTCCGTCTTCTATGGTTATGGTTTTGGTTATGTTTTGGTCTTGTTTTTGTTCAAATGTTGTATTGTATTGATTGATTGTTATCGTTATTGTCCATGTATGTTGTTCGTTTTGTATCCCTACCCAGTCCATTACCTGTGAACTGGGCATGTTTAGCCATAGGTATCCGGTGTCAAGTGCTGCCATGTTTTCGTTGTAAGGAAATGTCATGTCTATGGTTAGTTGTAATATCATTGTTTCAGGTGTTATTTTTCCGTATGTGGTTATTGTTCCATGTTGGTTGCTGTTGGTTGTTGTTATTTCTGTTAATTTGTTGTTTTGATGGTTTGTTGTTGGTGGGAATAGTGTTATGATGGCTATTGTGCTGAGTATTATCAGTATTAAAACTGTTATGTTTATTATACTTTGTTTGTTCATAGTCTCATTCTACGGTTTTGTACCGCCGGAAAAGATAAGACCCATATGGGATTTGTTAATCTGTCTGTGCAAAAAAAGGTACATAGAGGTTTTCAATTCTTTATCTTGTTCCGGTTTCGGCAAAATTTTCATTTATACGTTTTAGTTTATTAGCTAATATGCTTATTTGTTCAAATGTGATGTTGTCCCATTGTATTATTTTTGGTTCTCGGTTTTTTGTATAAGGTTGTTCCATAATCCTAGGTTTTTCGTTATATTGTATAAAGAAGATATTGTTTTGTTTGTGCCCGCCTGCTATTTCCCCGACAGTTCTATGTCAACTCCTGATAAGATTCATTCCTATGACGGAAATAAATCCTGTTTACCAATCTTCTTGAGCATTATATTCATCTGGTGTTCCATATAAATCATCATGATATTTTTTACGTTCTAATGCTGATGATTCATTAATAATTGTCCCACTATCAAAATAACCTATTTCAGGTTTTATATCTTTTTTAAATGGGTCTTTACAAGTTTTAGAATTTTTACATGCATTACAATTTACATGATATAAATTTTTATCTGCTGTTTTATCAAAATAATAACATAAAGAATTTTTATAACTCATTTAATTCTCCATTATTTTTGGTATAAAATCTAAAATTGCATGTTTATGTTGAAGTATTTGATAATCTTCGATTTCTCTTGTTTGGTCATTAATCCAATAATTCGCCCAAGGTGGTTTTTGATATTGTTGTTTAATTCGTTGTTTTTCTTTGTTTATTTCTGTTTTTTCTTTTTTGAAATCTGGCGTTCCATCTTTATGTTGACACATATTAGGTTTAAAATCTGTAGTGCCTAGTTGAGTTAATTGTGGTTGTTCATATTTGTCTTTATTCTGTTGCCAGTACCATTTACTATGATGTTTTTTATATCGTTTACGGAAGTTAGAGTGCAAAAGTTGTTTTCCCTCACTATTTACACAAGACAACTTTTATTTAAACTTTTCCCCAGTTTTAAACATTAATGTACAATTCTGTGTATTAAAGCAAAAAGGGGTGAAGAGGGCGAATCTAGGAGATAAATCACAAAAAAGGGGGATACTTTTTTGCATTCTATACAAAATGTTAAAAAAACATTTCATGATTCATAGCTCCTCTCACACAATCCCTCTTCACCATTGGATTGAATAAACTGTGTGAGTCTAAACTTCTAATATTTATTATATAGTGAAAATTTTTTTTATCTTCCATGCCTTGTATGATATTCATCTAATGTATCATGTTCTAATGCATGCATATAACCCTGCAGCCGGTTCTTTTCCATTCTTTTCTTCTGCAACATTTTCATACGTTGCCTTTCCACCAGGAACTTAAGCCAGTTCAGTTTTTCATTATCAGTAAGATTCATCTTAATTCCTCAATATACCTGTCTTTTACCCTGATATCGTGGAATTTGTTTCAAAATTATTCCGTTTCCATACCATAACTACCTCTATCATCGAAAATATACTCCTTCAAAAAACTCATACAATCTGAACTAACACTTCGAATAACTATCCTTTTGCTGAAAAACGTTACGTCTATACCATGTTCATTAGATAGATAATCATCGAAAGCCTTAATTGCATGATAAACAGCTTCGCCTATTATTGCTTCTTCACTCATCTCAACTTCTTCATTATCAGACATCTATTATCACCAGTTAATAAACTTCAAAACACCATCAACCAAAACCAACGTACTAAACTCCCGCATCTCACTACAAGTACAACCACGTTTTACACCCGTCCTGCAGTAACCCTGAGCACGATAACCACTATGCTGCAAACCTGGAAACGCGCAGAACAAAAAATCAACATCCCAATCCTTACCTGTTTTAATATCTTTCATATTTAGACAATAATGACGTTTTTCCAGGTAATCCAGATATTTATCCATTTCGTCTTTATCGTAGAATTCAATATGTATTTCATCCATTTTTGGCTTAGGGCGTTTCATTATTTCTTCATTATCAGACATCCTAAAATACCTCAATCGTATCTGGAATATCAGTCCACCAGACATTCAATCCCATAAACTTTAAAGGAATATCTTTGTTAATTATTCTACCATATGCACCATAACTATTGATAATA